CCCCAGCAGTCGTTCGACCTCAGCGCAACACGGCCCCAGAACATGGTCGTTGTGGAGCCGCTCTGCGTACGACGGATCGATGCCCGCTAGGTCACTGATCTTGTTAGTCATAACCACAATTAGACTTTCACAGGCGGGTTCGTCCCGCGAGCTGGCAAGACGACCTCGTGCGCCGCGATCCATCGCTCAAGTGCAGAGACCAGAGGCTGGGGCAACGTCATCGTGTGTCGTCCGGCGAGTCGGCGAGCCGATGCCTCAGCCACGATTGGTCGCGCTATCCGGAGCAATTCCATATCGGACACATGTTGCCGGCTGCGCCTGCCCTCCACGTCGTGGACCTCTTCTGAGAACATCGACCTGGGGATCCGCGGACCCACGGCATAGCGTTTGTCAGGACGCCGTATAGCGGTGAGACGGTCAGGCTTGGTCATGTCGGTGACGGTGCGACGGATCAATTGCCGCGTAGCGACGGCACGTCGGCCGGGGGTATCTTCAATGACCAGATGTCGAAGCGGAGTTCGCCGTCCCGCTTCGACATCCTCTTTGGCTTTCCGCCGGCGCTGCAACCCCTGCATGTCGCGCACATACCGTCGCCAGGCGTAGCCCTCCGGAACCTGAGGGCTGACCTTGGCGACGAGTTCCTCCAGTGAGAGGCCGGTTTCGCCGGCCTCTTTGAGATGGTGGTGGATGACCATTGTGACATGCATCGCGCCAGGCTGGTCTTTGCCTGAACCGCGAACGCTTTCGCGCTTGGCCATTTATACGGTGACGAGTTCGCGTTCCGGCTCCGGTGCGGGTGCCGGCACCGGCACCTGGCTCTGGTACAGATCGAGCATGGTGCGCGCGAGATCACCGAGCTGCTGCCACTGAGCGATGCGCTCTTCGCGCTTGTCCTCACGCAGATCCAGGATGGCCATGGGGTTGGCGCTGAGTTTGATCAGGCCACCCAGGTGGAGCACGGTCTGCTGCACTTCTGGACTCACCGTGATACGTCGAGGCGGCGGGCCACCCGGCTTCATCTCGGAGCGAGCGTCAGCGATGACCGTGATCGCATCCTTGTCAGAGGGTGCCGAATTGACCTTCTTGAGGAGCTCCGTCACGGTCTTGTAGGGCGGATTGAACTCACCGACCAGCTCGACCATCGCCGCGAACGGTGGATCGTGCTTGACGCTGTTCAGGCGTACACGATTGTCCTGGCTGACCCTGTCGGCGCGGCGCTGCAGGTTCAGGCGCTCGGTACGCTCGCCGAACTCGATCTGACTGCGGATGCGGCGCACCTGCTCGACCGAGCGGCCGATCTCACGGGCGATCGCCTCGTCAGCGAAGTTCATCTCCATCATCGTCTTCGCCGCTTCAGCTGCCTCTTCGGCGGTCAGGCGTTTGCCGCCCATCTGATTCAGCGCTGCGGCCAGGCTTTTGGCCATCATGACCGTCGGCAGGCTGACGATGTAGGCCGGGATGGTCTTGCGGCGCAGGCGCTCGGTGGCCTTCAGGCGCGTGTTGCCGTCGATCAGGGTCGACGGCGCCATGAGCACCACCGGCGGGAAAGCCGCGCCATTGGCCATGTGCTGGCGGTACTCCTCGACCGCGTCCTCGGCGGCGATGTGCTCAGGCTGGCGCACCTGCGCCCACTCGGCCACGGCGATGCCGTCGACGGGGAAGGTCGGCTCGTAGTGGAACTCCAGGCTCCACTCGAGGAACTTGGCCTCGAAACGCGCGTCGCGCGGGCTAGAAGACGTGCTAGCGTCACTCACGGTCCACTGATCTCCTTGGGATCAAGCTGGGCCAGGGTGGCCGCCAGGTCGCGTCTGGCGGCCATCCACAAACCACCCGTGACGCTACCGCAGATCAATGCGCAGTGTCATCCATCCCGGCGTCACAAAACATGAGACTGTGTAGCCGACCGTGACGCGTCCGTGATGTCCGCTGCTTGACGCCTGCTGGAGTCCGAAGATAAGTGCAAGACGTCGTAAGGTAGCAGTAAGGTAGCAAACCACCCCGCAGAGGGCCGATTTTGAGATTGCGCGAGGCTTCTGGAGTTTGATCTGATCTTTGATGAAACCCCGTTTACGCGCTACCCGCAATCTCGTGGAAGCCCGTCTTGGCGTGCCAAAACCCGCCTTCGCGCGCCTCGTAAGGTATCAATAAGGTAGCAACGGCGGGGTCTTATGAGGGTTCTCCGGTAATGGCCCCGTTGTGTCGGAGCATCTGCTCTCGCGCGGCCTCCCACCGGTTCGCGGTGGTCTGCCAGCCGCAGCGGCAGCGCACCACGTACTGCTCCACCAGGCCCTGGCCGTCCGGGCCGAGGTGGCGTCGCGGTTCGACGATCGCGAGGTGGACGTGGTGCGAGACAATCGGCTCCGACGCGAGTTCAACGGTGGCCTGCACGCCCATGGCGCGCAGCTCCTCGACCATAGCCATCACGCGGCCCAGCCTGCGCCGCGGCAGGCTGAGCGTGACGGTGAGGTCGACCTCTTCGTCGGCAGTCATTCCGATGTGTCGGCTTCGGATGACGGCGGCGCAGCGCTGAACAGCCACTGGTGCAACGGGCCGAGGTAGGAGTTTGACGTGCCGGTCGGCAGGTGCGCGTAGAGGTCATTGGTGATGCTGATGCTGGAATGTCGCACGACTCGCTGGATGCTATCCATCGGCGCGCCCTGCTGGCGGGACAGGCCGACGTGATCATGTCGAAGCTTGTGCAGCGTGGCGTCCTCAAGGCCTGGGATGGTCAGGCAGATCTTCTTGAAGGCTTTGAGAAAACTATCCGGCGCGGTTGGTCCACCGAGCACACGCGGATAACGCTTCGGTCGATTCGACGGCGTCGAACGGGGGAAGACGAATGACAGTCCCTTCGTCGGATGGACGCCTGGGCCAGTCCAATCGGCGCCGATACGGCGGTGCAGATCCACACAGCGCTGCCGTTGTTGATCCAGCAAGGCCTCGATGGGTGGCGTGATGTGCAGCCATTCGGCGGTATCGCCACGATGCATCTTCACGCCGGTTCGCGTGATGATGCCCTTGCCCGGTACACGATTGACGCGCCAGCGGACGTGCAGCTGGTGACGCGGTAGGTCGATGTCGGACCAGCGCAGGCCGAGCACCTCTTGGCGACGCAGGCCGTAGGCAACCATGAGGCGGATCGGGATCTCCAACTCGTTGCCGCGCAGTTGCTCGAAGAGAACCTGCAACGCATCGTAGTCCGGCGGATTGACCTTCTTCCGTTCAAACTTGGGCGGATCGATCTCGGCGGCCGGACTCGTCAGGATCAGGCGACGCCTCTTGGCCCATCGAAGGACAGCCTTGAGGCGCAGGAGTGATTGATGGGCACTGACCCGCTTACCCTCACGGAGGAGTGTGTCGAGCCAGTTGATGATGTGCTGCTCAGTGAGATCACTCAAGCGAATGCAACCGAGTCCCCCAGTGTCGATGCGTTTCAGGTCGCTCCTGTAGCTCACGACCGTCGTCGTTGTCTCAAGGTTTTCGGTCAGCGCATGGTGCTCAAGCCACTGCTGACAAATCTCGTTGAGCGTGAGCTGTGACGGCTTGACCGTCGGATCGACGCGCCCGAGCACCACGTCTCTGGCGTAGTCGGTGCGTTTGGCGAGCGCCTCTTCCTGCGTCAGGGCCTCGAAGGCCTTTGAGCGACCGTTGCCGAGCGAGACGCGCGCGATCCAGCGCTGACGTCGCTTGTCGAAGAAGACCGTGCCCAGACCTCGCGGGCCGCGAGGCTTCGGGGCAGGTGCGTTAGGATTGCCGCGCATTCGAAAGCTCTCTCCTTTCGGGTGCCACGGCCCCCGCTCAGTGCTTGCTGACGGGGGTCGATTCCTTTACGTAGGTGGCACGTCGGGCCGATTGTACGAGGCTTCTGGGTAGCGCACAAACCGTGAAGTAGCGCACGCGAGCGCTACTCGTCGTCGCGCACGGGCGCCGGCTCGAGGCGCGCGGACATCGCCTGCAGCCCGTCCAGGAGGATGTCGGCCCAGTCCATCGCTTCACCGAAGCGGGACAGGTCGACGCTCTCCATGATGCGGGCAAAGCGACGCTTGCGGGCGCGGATCTCGAGTCGGCGCGGGTGCTGCGGGCGGGATGGCTCAGCCATGGGCAGGTGTCCGGCGGCTCTCAGGAGCTCGATGGCATCCATCTCAAGGATCTCGGCCATCTGCAGCACTGTGCTCGGCAAGGGGGTCTTGCGCGTGGCCGGGTTGGTCGAGAGCCAGCGGCCCACGGTGCTCTCGCGGGTCTCGAGCAGCTGGGCGAAATAGCGACGGGTCCAGTGACGTGCGTCCAGCTCCTGACGCAAAACGAGGTGCAGATCAGCACTGCTCGGGGAGGAGCACATAGCGACATGCCCAGACTAGCCGATGACACGGGCCGCCCGTCCCGGACAGTCATTTCACTGCTAAAGCGTAAACTGCGTCACCCGAGCGGCGCAAGGCGAGAATGTAGCGCAGGCAGGCGTAAGCATTTCTGTGTAACATTGCGCTGCCGTTTACACAACGAGCGATCAACGTTAAGACGCGGCGGGTGGGGACGCCGAGCCACAGCAGGGGTAAGTCGGAAGGGGTTCCTGCCCATGCCAGCCGCAGCTTTTACGCTCGTCAGTATAGAACGTCTGTTCTATACTCTGGGGGTGCCGGCGTCGTGTCACAGTTTGTGTAGCGCTGCGCCGTGGCCCGTGTCGGCACGCCACGGCATGCCGGGAATGGCCGGCGTGTGTTGGAGCGTGCCATGACCCGCGACGAGGCCTTGAAGCCCGCCGGGGACGCGGGCCAGACTCGGCCTCCGACACGCCGCGACAAACGACGTGCAGGGAGGAACAAGCCGGTGGTCGTTGCCGAGGAGATGGTCGAACAACCAGCCGAACCTGTCGTGTGGCTCACGCGGGAACAGGTGTGCAAGCGGCTCAACATCAGTCTCACCACGCTCAACTCGCTCGACAAGCAACCAGGATTTCCTGTCTTTCGCCGCGGTCGCCTGGTGCGCTACGCCGCGGCCGCCGTCGACGAGTGGGTCAAGCAGTGGCACCAGCCCGACCAGCCGATCACACCGCCGGTGCTGCAGATCGCGCCGCAGCGCGCGCGCAAGCCACGCTCGTGAGCACGATGGTCGAGTACTACTCCGAAGCGCTCATCGGCACGCTCAAGGACATCGGCCAGGTCCTCGAGCAGCTACGCGCGCGACTGGCCTCGTCGTCGGACACGCGCTCGTCGGTCGACATCAAGTCGTCGACGCGTGGCGTGGACATCGAGGTGAAGGTCTACCTGAACGATCCGGCGCTACCGATCTCGGAAGCGGGCGACGCGGCGCAGGCCGAGTACCGCCGCCAGTTCGAGCAGATCGAGGCCTGGCTGCTGGGTCGCAATAGCAAACCCATCGGCAAGGCCTGATGGCCGTGGTGCTCGCAGGCCTGCTGCTCGTGTCGTCGATCTCGGCTCCATCGGCGGGCAGCCTGGAGCCTGGGGAGCCGAGTTCGTCCGCCGATGATGGCTCCAGCGGGCTCCAGGCGCTACCGCCAACCGACTCGCGTACGTGGCCCATCGGCGGCGCGCTCGGCGCTCGCCTCTACTGCATCGAGTGGTACGAGTCGCGCCACTTCGGCGGCGCGCGCAATCCGTATAGCGGAGCACGGGGATGGCTCCAATGGCTACCCGCGACGGCACGAGCGTGGGGCGTGATCATCGGCGACCGAACCTCCGAATGGCAAGCCGCGGCGCGCATCGCCGCGCACGGCGAACGGTTCTTCGCATCCCAGTGGGTGCCGATCCAGGGGGGTTTGTGTTGAGAGGGGGCATCCAGCTCGACCGCTGTCATCCGGAGCCGAGCTTCCACGCGCGTGGCTGGCTGCTCGGCGTAGCGATGGGTGTGCTCAGCTGGATCGTCATCATCAACGTCGGCATCACGATCTGGAGGAGGATCTTCGGTGACTGATCAGGCGCTCGCGATATCGACGCGCGACCCGGTCGATCTGCGGCTGCAGTTCGTGGCGCCGCTCGAGGTACTGCAGGAACAGCTCAAGGAGTTGGAGCAGTTCAAGCTCAGCATCATGATCCCAGGTCTCGACTTCGGGGTGATCCCCGGGACCGACCGTCCGACGCTATTGAAGCCGGGTGCCGAGAAGCTTGCGCTGGCGTACGGCATGACGCCGTTGTTCTCGGATTCAAAGCGGATCGAGGATTGGGAGAACGGCTTCTTCTTCTACGAGTTCGAATGCACGTTGATCAACCGCCGGACGGAGGCCAAGATGGCCAACGCGATCGGCTCGGCCAATTCCAAGGAGCCGCGTTACCGGTGGCGTGATGCGCGCCCGGCCTGTCCCGAATGCGGCGAAGACTTGCGCCGCAGCAAGCGTACCCAGGCCTCGGGCGACAACCCCGGCTGGTACTGCTGGAGGAAGATGGGGGGCTGCGGCAGGGAGTTCCCCAGGGACCAGATCAAGGTCGGACGGGTGGAGAACCCTGAGCCCTACGAATTGGTGAACACGCTGCAGAAGATGGCGCAGAAGCGGGCGCTGGTAGCCGCGGTGCTGCTGGCCACGGGGGGATCGTCCATCTGGACGCAGGACCTCGAAGACATCGAGTCGGCGCCCGATGAAGAGCGCGTGGTCGAGGTGCCCACGCGCGAGCGCGAGGTCAACGACGCGCCTCGAGCGGAGCCGAAGCGTGGGCCAGGACGTCCGCCGAAACCGGTCGGACCGGACGAGATGATCTCGAGCGGCGACCATGACTTGTGGAAGCGCTGGCTGCAGGTGAAAGGCGAGGCCGAAAAGCTCGGAGTGAGGGTGAGCGAGCTGCGGCTACCGCTCAGCCGTCGGCAGCTGGTCGACCACGGGCTGCTGGTAGCGAAGGCAAAGACGGAGCGGCTGGCGAAGCTGGCCGACGAGGACGCGGCGCGAGCGGCCGGGGCCAACGCGCGCGCGGCGGACCAGGCTGAGCGCGGTACGGGAGCCTCAGCCTGGGACCGCAACCGCGAGCTGGTGGACGAGGCGTACGCGCTCGGATTGAAGCCGTTGATCTTACCGAGCAACGCGCCGATCGCTGAGGTGGAAGCGGCCAACCTCGACCTGATGGCGGCTATCGATGCGTTCGACGCGGAGTAGGCCGTGTCAACGGAGATTGTGGCATCGGGTGAGTTCGCGTCGTCGGCCGAGGAGCGCGTCCAGGACCTGATCGTCCAGTTCGCGAATTCGTGGCGGCGCACGCTGGCGCTCGCGATCGAATTGGGCGAAGCACTGCGCGAACTCAAAGGTGAGCTGGGGCACGGCAACTGGTTGCCGTGGGTAGAGGAGAAGTTTCCGTACGGCGAACGGATGGCGCGCCGGTTTATGGACCTGGCGGCAAATCGGTCAGAAATGTCCGATTTACCGGTGGACACGCCGTTCACCTCGGCGCTGGACTGGCTGCGCGAGCAGCGACGCAATGGCAGACCGGTACCGGAGCCGGAGTCGAAGGAGCTGGAGGAGCAACTCCAGCTCCTGCGCTTCGCGCACGCGGAGCAGCCGACCGCGACGCTGATTGCGTTGATCCTGCGCGTGTTGTTTCCGGATGCGCGCAACGCACTCGATGTGACCTATGGCTCCGGTGCGTTCTGGGATGGCTCGGCGCACGTGAAGGTAACAGCGCACGACCTGGACCCGCGGCGGGTGCCGCCGGACGGGCTGATGAATTTTCTCCGCCTGACCTATGCGAACGACAGCTTCGACGTGGTGATCTTCGACCCGCCGCATCTGGCCGACACGGGCGATGCCTCGATCATGGGCGAGCGATTCGGCACGTATCAGAATCAGCAACTCGGCGAGCACATCGCACAAGGCACGCTCGAGGCGTGGCGCGTGGCGCGGCTGGGCATCGTCTGCAAAGTGACCGACCACGTCCACGGCCATGAGTGGCAGGAAGAGAGCAGCTGGGTACGCGGCGCGCTCGAGGGGCTCAGGCCGTACGACGTGGTGCATCAGGTGCGCGACAAGCCGCTCGTCGCGCCGATGTGGCGCGAGCAGCTCAGTGCGTACAACAACGGATCCACCTACCTGATCTTCAGGAAGGGTGACCAGAAGCACGTGCGGAGGTCGAGGTGAGTCTGGCCGATCAGACCTACACGTTCTGGAGCATGGACACGCCGAGCGGGCCGATCCTGATCGCGCCGTGCTGTCATCCCGAGTCGGAGGCGGAGCGGCCAGACGTACCGACGGGGCTCGTGTGTCCCGACCACGCGCGCAGCGTCTATCTGTGCGTGGACCTGAGCATGCTATGGTGCGACGGCGGGGCGGACGCGCAAGGCGAGTTCAACCACGCGCATCGGCTTGAGCTGGTCTCTGGCGACGATCTGGACTAGGGAGTATCGGGTGCCGATGAGTCGCGGTCGGCTGGCGCTGGTCAGGACCGTCACCGAGGACGAGTGGCGGAGCCAGGTCCTGCGGTGGGCCGAACGCGACGGATGGCTGCACTACTTCACGTGGACGTCGCTGCATTCGCCGTCTGGCTTCCCGGATCTGGTGCTGGCGCGCGAGCCGCGGGTGATCATCGCGGAGCTGAAGACTGAGGTGGGGAAACTGACGCCGCGCCAGGAGCGATGGGGTGGGGTGCTCGTGCAGTGCCCGGGGGTGGAGTACTACGTGTGGCGGCCCCACGATGAAGATGAGGTGAGGCGGGTGCTGGCGCTGTGACCGAACGCGAGCGGCAGCATCGGCTGCGGATCGAGAATCGGCTGGCCGAGCTCGCGGCCAAGCACGGGCGGCTGCCGGAGCCGGAGCCGTGGGACGAGACGTACCCGTGGGCGCAGTTGATCTCGCCACTGGTGCCCGAACCCGCGCCAAACCGTGGTAAACCACGGCAAACCGCGGCACGGCCACCCGCGAAGCGCGCGGGATCGATCTGGGAGCGGGCGTAGTGGCTGGCGCCAACGGGTACGTCCGCGGCGAGCGTGGGGAATTGAGGAAGCTGCGGCAGGCGGGGGAGATCGAGCTGTGGTTCGCGGCCTCGAACATTCGGATGGAACGGACGGGGCTGCACGCGCGCGTGGGGATCGTGGTCAACGGGGTGGAGCTGGCGTCGGACAACTTCAACGTCGAACGGAATCGTGAACGGACGGCGCTCTCGAACTCGGCGTACGCGCAACTGGTTGGTGGGCGGCGGCAGCCGGAGCGGGCGGACTATCCGCAAACGTACATGCAGGATGACGTGGACCGCTTCTGTGGCGGATTGCGGGACGCGTATCTGGACGGGCTGATGCCGCAACTGGTGAACGGGAGCGCAACTCGGCAGGCGCCGAGCTTCGTGCTGGAGCCGTTCATCCTGGTAGACGGGGGAACGATCATCTTCGCGCCGCCGGGGTTTGGCAAGAGCACGGTGCTGCAGACGATCGGCGTGTGCGTCGACGCGGGCTGCGGTCGGTTGTGGCCGGTGCGACAGACGAAGGTGCTGCTGGTGAATCTGGAGCGGTCGGCGCGTAGTGTGGAGCAACGCCTGGGCAACATCAACGCGGCGCTGGGGTTGGCGCGGGAGCGGCCCCTGGCGGTGCTGAACGCGCGGGGGAAGACGCTCGCCGAGGTGGCGCCGGCGGTGCAGAAGCACGTGGATCGGCATCAGATCGGCTGCATCCTGGTGGACTCGCTGTCGCGGGCGGGGTCGGGCAGCCTGAAAGAGGATGACGTTGTCAACGGATATTGCAACATTCTGAACGGTTTTGGCCCGGCGTGGTGCGCGCTTGCTCACTCACCACGAGGAGACGAGACGCACGCGTTCGGGAGCCAGATGTTCGACGCGGCGGCGGACCTGATGGTGCGGCTGATGAGCGAGGAGAAGCTGAGTGGACCGCTGGGCATAGCGCTGGACATCGTGAAGCGCAATGACGTGGGGAAGCAGCCGATGTGGGTGGGCGCGTTCGAGTTTGACAAAGCCGGGCTGCTCTCGATTCGGAAAGCGCGGGATGGGGAATTTCGTGATGTTGAAGGGAAAGAGAAGCTGAGCATGGAAGACGCGGTGGCGAGGTATCTGGAGCGGAACGGGGCTGCTTCGGCGACGGAGGTCGCGGAAGACCTGGGATACAATCGGGCGAACGTTTCGGACATGTTCAGGCGGAATGGAAGATTCATCGAAGTCCGCAAAGATGGCCGACGTGTTGCCTACGGCGTAAAGTTGGGCAACACATCCGGAGGGCAACACATCAGGCAACACATGGAGCGTGAGGAGCTGCCCTTTTGAACTCGAACGGACGTGTTGCCCAAAATTCCGGACGTGTTGCCCAAAATTATTTCCTCGCGCGCGCGCGCGTGTATATATCTCTATGTAAGGCAACACATGAAAAGTGGTTGCCTTTTACAGGAGAAAACCGGGCCATCGTGTGTACGGGTGTTGCCCGCCAGAATCTGGCGGGGCGGGCAACACATCCTGGTCTGAGCCGGCCATGACCATACGCACAACGTCCGAGTGTCCGAATCATCCGGGCCGAGCCGCCCGGGCGCGCGGTCTCTGCGCCAGCTGTTACCAGCGCCGCTGGCGTCATAGCCATCGACCTCCGAGGTATCTGCTGGCCGAACGATTGGCCCAAGACGAGCGCGAGCAACACGAGGCCGCAGTGGGCGCGATCGTGGCCGAATTACTGGAGCTGCGCGTGCGCATCGACCACCTCATTGCCCGGGTCGAACAGACCGGTGACGGGACGCTCTGATGCCGATCCTCGAGCACATCATCGAAGACCTGAACGACTACGGCCGCGCCCGTCTCGAAGATGACTACGCGCAGCGCGACCGGTTCACCATTGCCCGCGGCCGACGGTGCGACCACCGCGACTTCGCGACGGGATGGCTGTCGCTGGCGGTCCGTCACAAGCTGTGGTCCTACTTCACGAAGGAAGCCCGCGCGCGCCTGGAATCGTCGGAGTGAATGCGCGCGATCAGTCTCTTTTCCGGCGCGGGCGGCTTCGAGCTCGGCTTTCAGCGGGCCGGCATCGAGACCATCCTCCAGGCCGAGAACGATCCGGTCTGCCTGAGCGTGCTCGCGCGCCACTGGCCCGACACGGACCGCGTGCATGACGTTCGCGAAGTGGACGCGGCCTCACTTCGAAGACGACGCGGAAACCTGGACGGAGTCGGACGAGGCACCGACACTGAACGGGTTCGAGATGCGCACGGGCGGGGACTCGACGCCAACCCTGTTGACCTTGTCTACGGCGGATTCCCCTGCCAGGACGTCTCCGTGGCCGGCAACCGGGCCGGTCTTTCCGGCTCACGCAGCAGTCTCTGGTTTGAGTTCGAGCGGGTCCTGTCCCAGCTGCGGCCACGCTGGGTGGTCGTTGAGAATGTTCCCGGACTGTTTTCCAGCAACGGTGGACGGGACTTTGCCCGAGTTCTCATGGGCCTGGGCGAACTCGGGTATGGGTGGGCGTACCGAGTTCTGGACGCGCGCTGGTTCGGCGTGCCCCAGCGGCGCCGTCGCATCTTCATTGTCGGCTATCTTGGAGACGCGACCCGTGCCGCGCAGGTACTGGCTGTCTGCGAGAGCTGCGGGGGGCATCCTGCGCAGAGCCCAGCTGCGGGGGAAGGAGTTGCCTACGCGCTTGCGGCAAGCGCTCGAGGCACTGGCGACGGGCACGGCAACGCGTGGAACTCCACCTACGTGACCAGTCACCTCCAGCCAGCCGATCCGGATGGGGTGGCCCGACCGCTGGTCGCGCGCGCGACCGGCTATCGCATGGACCTGGAGTCCGAGAACTTCCTGCTCGCGAGCACGCTCAACGGTGGCGAGGTGGACGATCAGGCACCACCCCTGGTCGGTGGCGACGGGCCGCATGGTCGCTCGACCTTCAACGGCATGGACGTGGTCGTGGCCAACAGCCTGCGCGCCGCCGACGGGCACCACGGCCACTCGTCCGGCTGCGGCGACGGTGCCGACAACCTCGTGGTAGCCGACCCCATCAGCGCGCACGAGGGCAAGACCTATACCCACGAGGGCAGCGGTAACTTCCGCACGCACAACCTCGTGCAGGCCTTCGATTGGCAGGCCTCGGCCGGCAACGATCACTCGTGGCGGGGCTCAGGCCGGCAGCACGTGGTCCGATCCGGCGACTACGCCGGGGCCACCAGCGCTACGCGCGTGGACGCGATCAACTACTCGGCCGGGGTGCGCCGCCTGACGCCCCTCGAGTGCGAACGCTTGATGGGCTGGCCCGACGGCCACACCCGCACCGGCCACGACGGCAAACTGATCGCGGACTCACACCGCTACAAGCTCTGCGGTAACGGCGTGGTCGCGCCAGTGGCCGAATGGATCGGCCACCGGCTCGTGTTCGTCGATCAGGCGCTCTGCTGAGCCGTCGCGCCGGCAGCAGACCGTCGCTCCACTTCGATCCACTTCAAGGCGAGCCCAAGGTATGGCGGGATCGACGCCAGCCCCGCTTCCCACCGGATGATCGTCCCCCGGTATACGTCCAGGATCTGCCCCAATTCTTCCTGCGTCAGATGCTGAGCCTTGCGCCACTGCCGGAGTTCGGCCGGGGTCATGCCCCGGCCTGCACTTTCACCGGTCGGCCGACCGGCTCGTAGTCGCGGTATCCCTGGCCCGGCACCATGAGCCGGGCCTGCGTGTCATCGCGGATCACGTCATCGCTCAGCCATTCGTCCACGTCTGATCGCGCATACTGCGCGCGATGTGCTCGCCACGCGGCCATCACCCCGTCCCTGGCCTGAGACTCGCTCAGGCCGACGGCAGAAAACGTGGAGCGTGCTGTCTCTACCCACGCGTACCAGATAGCCTGCGCCATCACTCCTCGCCTTTCCATGCATCGGTCAACTCGTTCAAGAGCTTGATCGCGTCGGTTTGCAGCGCGTCGAAGTCTTCCGGCTCGTCATCAAAGAAGTCGAACAGCGCCAGCCTCGCAACCAGCCGCAGCAACTCCGGCGCGCGCACCAGCAACTCCGCGTTGACCACGTCTTGCCGTTCGGCTTCGTCTTCGTGCCGGACCAGTGTCGCTATGGTGCGCATGTTTGGAGCCATGATCGCCAGATCACCGCCGGACCATGGCTCCCCGTAGGACACTTCCCACGTACCCGGCGTCAACTCGCGCAGTGCCGCTTCGATATCCCGGGCGTCGTATTCGATCCCATCGATCACGTTCGGTCGCTCGTCAGTCATGGTCTCTCTCCTCATGGTGTGAACGCTTACCACCGGCTCAGTGCCGGTGGTAGCTAATCGGCGTGTCACGGTCGAGCCAGCACGCGCGGCAGTCGCCGCACGCGTTGCCCTGCAACGGCGCCGGGCAGTTGAAGCCGGCATCCGTCGCCGTCGAGCCCGCGTGCAGGCCCGGCACGCGCGGCGCTGGCGCATTGAAAAACAGCGCTGACGGTCGGACCGTCACGTTCGCCAGCCCGGCAAGCTCGCACAATGCGAGCGCCCACCGGTCGCGCGATTCGGCCGGCAGCCTCATGTTCAAGAGCGGCCGCCACGACCGCGTCGGGAACCAGAATCTCACTTCCGGCAGCGCTCGACAGATCCGCACCCACGCGCGCACGTAGTCCGGCGAGAACAGATCCCCCGAGTCATGCACGCGGAAATACTCGTTCCGCGTGCTTCGAATCGTCGCCACCATGAGCCCCACGAACGCATCCGTCCCGGCCTCAGTCTTGAGACTCTCGCGCGTCCAGTCGAACCGCGCGCGCTGTGCTCGCTTGACGGCCGGGTACTGCGTGTACGAGCCCTTGTTGGCGTAGCAGTCGCCACAGATGGCGCCCTCACCGTCCGTGACCTTCCACGGACAGGCCTCCAGCGCCGGCAGACTCCACGAATTGCAGGGCATCTTCCTAGCCTCAGTCAAAAGTAGAACGCTCGTTCCAGGAACAAATACCCGCGGCGGGTAATGTCGTACAGTCTGTGTAGCCATTCGAATCGCTCCTATCGGTTCGTTTGGTCAGGCCCGGCATGGTGCTCGTAACACCACGCCGGGCCGCTTGCGTATGGTCGCTAGTCGGCGGTCAGCATGTCCCGCAGAATCGCGCGCGCATCCTCTAGCGTCAGTCGATCCTGACCTTCCGCGTCCGAGTCTTCGTCCGTGACAGTCGCGTTCCCATCGTTCCACGCTAGCCACGCGATGATCGACTCGCGATCACCAAGGTCCACGCGTGGCTCACCTCGCGGATGCCACGCGTACCGCGGCCCTTGAAACCCCATTGCCAGAATCGCCACTTCGTCATCGCTCAGATCCGGGTTAGCCTCAAGCGCTTCGACTTCCGAATTCTCAATGCTGAGCGTGTCATCCACCGCGTGCGTCGTCTCTTCAAAGTGCCGCAGCGCGTTCCGTTCAAACTCTGTCTCGAACGAGCACGCCTCGTGAAACCCGTACCCATCCCCTGAACACTTGAACCGCATCCACATCACCTCTCTCGTGATACCCCAGAATGTAGCAAGCCGCCACAAAACAGCACAAGATGCCGGCGCAACAGCTCTTTCACAGTCCTGGACCAATCCTGTAACAATCCATGCACAAGATGCCCCACGCCCTCGCTCTGCCCTTGCCTCCTCACGGAAAGCTCAATCGCCGGCGCAGGAGACAGGTTCAGCACGCGTTTCTTGAGAACTTCGCGCAGTTCGGCATCATGGCGCACGCGTGCAGAGAGGTAGGTATCGGTTCACGCCAGACCGTTTACCAGTGGCTGGAGTCGGATCCCGTGTTCGCAGCTGCTTACGCTGAGGCAGAGGCCAAAGCGCTGGCCGTGTTGGAACGCGAGGCACATCGGCGCGCGGTCGAAGGCTCGCCGTACACGCGCACGTCCTACTGGCATGGGGAACCGGTCGGGACCGATTACAAGGTGGAGTACTCGGACGCGCTGCTGACCACGCTCCTGCGCGCCAGAGCGCCAGAGAAGTATCGCGAGCAGTCGGCCGTCACCGTCGCTCAGATTGTGAAGGTCGTGGGCGTGGAGCCGTCGGATGTGCTCTGAGGTAGCAGTCAAGGTAGCAATGGCGAACGGCCGTGCTGGTTCTGAGAACGATTCGATCGCTCTGGCGCTTACTCGGGTAGTAACCGCCAGCCCACAAGCTCGAGGGCGCTTGGAAGGAACGCGCGCGCGAGGGGCGGGGGATGGAGGGGACAGGCCCCGCCGCGGGCGAGCTCGCGAAATAGCTAAAGCTCGGAATCGAAAAATCCGGGATTGTGCGATTTCGATTTTGTGAAAGGGACGCTGGTGGTAGTGGTGGGGTGGCTGGTGTGGGCGGGGTGGACGATCTGGGAGCGAGTACGGGGGTAGGGGAGTGCCGGCGACGCTGCGGGTAGAGCGGGGGGCTGGGGTTGGGAGTGCGGACGAGAAGCCGTACGTACCGGCTGGGGCGGCATTGGAGTTGTTTCGGTGCAAGGCTCGGGAAGTGGTGGTGGCGGGGCCGGCGGGGACGGGCAAGAGTCGTGCGTGTCTGGAGAAATTGAACCTGGTGTGCATGCAACGAGCGATCAGGGGGTTGATCGTTCGGAAGACGCGGAAGAGTTTGACGCAGAGTGCGATGGCGACGTTTGAAGAGAAGGTCTTGCCGAGCAAAGCCGCGGTGAAGTTTCACGAAGGGGACCAGGAGTATCGGTATCCGGGTGGGGCTCGGGTGATGGTGGCGGGGCTGGACGATGCCGAGAAGATTGGGAGCACCGAGTTCGATCTGGTGTACGTGCAGGAGGCGACGGAGCTGGAGGCGGACGACTGGGGGATGCTGCTGCGGGGCTTGAGGAACAACGTGCTGAGCTACCAGCAGCTGATGGCGGACTGCAACCCGACGTACCCGACGCACTGGCTGAAGGTGCGGTGTGACGAGGGGTTGTGCCAGTTGCTGGAGTCTCGGCACGAGGACAACCCGATGCTGTGGGACGGTGGGGAGTGGACGGAGTTCGGGCGTGGGTATCTGGGCACGCTGGATAGCTTGAAGGGGTATCTGTACCGGCGGTTGAGGCTGGGGCAGTGGGTGGCGGCGGAGGGGATGTACTTCTCGGAGTGGGACCCGGCGGTGCATGTGGTCAAGGCGTTCGAGGTGCCTGGTGAGTGGCCAAGGTGGATCGCGGTGGACTATGGGTTTGCGGCGCCGTTTTGTTGCTTGTGGTTTGCGCGGTGTCCTGAAGATCGGCAGATCTACGTGTATCGGGAAGCGTACGCGAGTGGGCTCAGGGACGAACAGCAGGCCGAGGTGATACGCGAGAGAAGTGCGGGGGAATACATCGGGCTGAAGGTGCTGGACCCGAGCATGTTCAACATCCGGAGTGAACAGATGCGGCCGAGCATTGCGAGCGTGTACGAGCGGTGCGGGGTGTGGCCGGTGAGTCCGGGGATGAACAGTCGGAAGCAGGGGTGGGCGATCGTCAGAAGGGCCCTGGCGCATGACGAGGGGGAGCCCAGGCTGAAGGTGTTCCGGGACCGGTGTCCGAATCTGGTGCGGACGATTCCGAGCATGGTGATGGACCCACTGGATCCGGAGGATGTGGCCGATAGCGTGCGGGGTCAGAAGACCGAGGACCACGCGGTGGACGCGCTCAGGTATGGGCTGGCGGCCGAGGCGCAGCCGGTGGCGTCGAGGGAGCCGCGCGCGGTGAGTTGGGGGTGAGACGACGGTGAGACGACGGTGAGGACGTAGGTGGCCACGCGTAACGGCAGCACCACGCGGTGGTATCCCGGCGCGATCGACCGGCCCAGCGACGTGCAGGCCATGGAAGGCGCCGCGTGCGACCTCGCCGAGGATCTCACCTGGCAGTTCCGTGAACGCGACGACCTCTACCGCGAGATCGAAGAGACGTTGTTTTCCGAGTACCCGATCGAGATTCCCGAGGCGTATCGCAAGACTGCCGTGGAGGTCAGGGCGCCACTGGCGCTGCACATCGCCACCACCATCACTGCGGCGCTCAGCGTCAATCCCATCGGCGTCGGGTTCAAGCCGATCGGCTTCGGGGACGTGTACCAGGCCAACTCGACCAGGCGCGAGAAATTCTTCGAGGCGAGTTGGCATCGTCAGGAGGCCGAGGCCCATCGGCAATTGTTCAGGTTGTTCATGTGGGCGCTCGCGATCAAAGGCGAGGGCATCCTCAAGACGTGCGAACGCACCAAGTCTGCCTGGGCCGATTACTCGAAGCGCGCGAGCGACTACGAGAAGGAACTCGAGGACGGCGAGTACGACCAGGACGCGAAAGACCGGTTGTACGACCATCACACGGAAAATCTGAAAACCCAGTTTCCGTATCCCATCTACACGACCGACGTGCCGCCCGAGACGTTCTACTACACCAAAAACGAAAACGGTCTGACCGCAGCGGTCGAGATCAAGGAGATGCCCTACCACGAGGCGCTCGAGCGCTTCGGGGCGGGGTTGGACCGCGACGGACGGGTGTTGAGTCCCGATCAGATGCGCGAGTACACGCCCGAAGCGGTCGAGCTGGCGCGCGCCGAGTGGTCGTCTCTGATGCGCAGCGCACGCGCGACCACGGTACGGTGCATCGAGGCCTGGGACTGGAAGCGGCAGTTGGTGCTGCTCTCGGGACCGGGGCAACGGGGCGGGTCGCAGTCGGGGTTCGGGAGTGCCACGCTGGTCAAGGTGACGCAGCATACCTACGGCGACCCGTATCTGAAAACGTTGCGCGGCCCGTATTTCCACGCGCTCGGGATTACGACGAATTCACGGCTGCCCGAGCACGCGGGTCTGAGCGTGCTGTTCGGCTATCTGCCGTTGTTCCGGTTGCTCGATTCTCTGCTCACGCAGCAGGCCAACGCGGCGTACCTGACGGGCTTTCCGACGTGGAAGGAAACCCAGCCCAGGGGCGTGGTGCCTGGACTCACCAATCCCCCGTACGGCCAGGACGGACGCGAGGGGGACGGTCGCAATATCGAACCCGGCAAGCTCTACCCGTTCGATATCGCGCCCGTGGACCAGCCCAGGGCCGGCGTCGAAACCGAGAAGCTGATCACCAATATCCGCAACATGCTGGAGCTCGCGCTGCCGAGCGTGATCCAGGGATTGGTCGCGAGCGACCAGTCGGGCTACGCGTTGAATCAGGCCGCCTATCTGGCTCGTCTGAGCTGGGATCCGATCGTGAGCAACGCGGAGGACGCGCTCGGCGAACGCACGGGCTTCGAGTCGTATCTGATCGAGCACTGCATCGGCGAGACGGTCTACGCCTGGGGCGAGCAGGAACGCACCCGCGGCCACAAGCGCGCGGGCGGCCAGCTCAAGGGCACCTGGCTCGGCATCAGCCCCGAGGACCTGAACGGCGTGCATCGCTACACGGTCACGCTCAACCCGTCGACGCCATCCAACGAGATCATCGAGACGCGCGCCATCGGTGAGAAGATGCAGTTGAAGCTGATCACCTACGAGGACGCCGTCGAACAGGCCGGCTCCAATCCCGACGAGGTCGAAAAGTCATGGCTCCTGCACGAGACCAAGCAGGCCCCCTGGGTCCAGGCCGCGTTGCAGGAGGCTATCCAGCAGAAGGTCGGCATGATCAGGACCGCGAGAATCGAAGCGACCGGCGTCACGCCCGAGGAGCTGGCCGGAGCGGTGCCTCCCTCCGCCGGACCGAGCGCCTCGGGCGTGCCGGGTACGCCGGGCACCCCGCCGCAAGGACCGGTCGGCGGCATGCCGCAAAACCCGGTACCGTCCCCGGGCCAGGGTCTGCCGATCGTTCCCCCGCCCGGCGGGGTGCCCACCGGCACGCCGTACGCTCCCACCGGACCGCCGGCCACGTTCATCCCACTGCCAGGTGGCGGCGGCTGATGCGAATTGTCAGCAGTAAGAGGCGGCCGTCGCTGCACTCCTCGCGCTACAGGTACTGGTTCGTGGTGCTCGCCGGGATCGCTGGCGGCTACTGCTCGGCTGACTGATGCCACGTACCACGCTGCTCGACGAGGTGGCCAACGACCTGGCCGCGTGGATCGACCAGACCGCAGATGCGATCGCCGTCGCGTTCACTCCCCAGGGCATCGCTCCGTTTTCGGCCCAGCTCAGCGAAAAGGACAAGCTCGAGTACTACCGCAGTCAGTTGTTCAATCCGGACGGCAGCCCGAACACGCAGGGCCGCAGCCAGCAGTTGCAGCGGCTCGGTCCTGAAGGGTTTGCCCAGGTCTACAAGGCCGTCGTCGGTGCCCATCCCGACTTGCGTCCCGCCCGAGGGGAGGCCGCCTGATGCCGCTCTTCAACGTACCGATCCTTGGACCCGGCGGGAGCGGGGCTGGGACGATCCAGGTCAACGCTTCCGACGCGACCGCGGCGGCAATCAACGCGCAGCAGGGCGGCAATACCGTCACGGGTACGCCGGTCCTCGTTGGCGGCACCACCACCGCCCCCGCCGCCCCGGGCGCGCCCGGGGCACCGGACGAGGCCAACGTCACGGGCCAGGCCGCCCTGTTCAACGCGGCCAACCAGAAGGCGCTGATCGAGTACTACTACGCCAAGCTCAACCTCGAGACGGACGACCTCGCGTTCAGAAAGGCCACCCAGGCGTTTCAGAACGAGATCGCCCGAGCCGGCCTCACCGGCGAATATCAGAGCGACCCGACGCTCGCCGCGCGCCAGTTCTACGCCCAGCAGTTCGGCATCTACGGCAAGCCCGTCGCCGGTCAGCAGACCCTGGCCGCCCAGCAGCAGGCCGCGCAGCTCAGCGGCTATTACCAGGGTGCCCCTACCCTGGCCAGGCAGCAGCAGGAGCAGCAGGCCGCCCAGCAGTACCTGGGCCTGCTCTCACAGCTGCGCGGCCCCGCGGACTGGATGCAGTACCAGAAGGTGCTCGGCGCCACGCCCGCCGGCCTGTCCGACCTCGTCCGCGCCGCGGCCGGGCAGTACATTCCCGGCGTCGGCTCGGGCACCACCGGCACCGTCCCCCAGCCGGTGAGCCTGGCCGGCTTCGTCAACCAGGCTACGGGCACGCCCGCCTCCGACCAGGCCGCCCTGCAGTCGCTGGTGGCGCCCAACCAGATGGCCCCGCAGACGTGGAACGCGCTCGCCCCGTCGCAGCAGCAGATGCTGCTCGGCGCCTGGGAATCCCAGGGCTACAACCGCGACGACGCGCTGAACCTGTTCCGTCAGAGCCTGCCCCGCTACGGTGCCGGTCCCAACACGGGCACCTTCCGATTGCAGTGACCGATGGCGCTGGACCAGTTGCCCGACATCAACGACGAGGATTATCAGCAGTGGCTGGCCCGCCAGTTCTCGGACCGCGCCGACCGCAGGATCGCCACCTTAGGCTTTGAAGCTGCGGCTAACCAGCGCATCGCCCATCTGGACACGTATGCCTCGCCTCGAGGCCTGATCCAGCAGGGCGCGCCTCCCCCACCGACTCCGCCGCTGCCGGAGACCCCACCGCCACCACCTCCTCCGGTAGCGGCGGCGCCACCCGCACCCACGGTGGTCACGCCCGCGCCGATCGCCGGACCGCTCGGGCAGCCACCCACGACGCCAGTGCCGCCGATGTCCGACCAGGCGCGCGACGTCACCGGGCCGGGCTATCCCGGCGCGACCACGGCGTTTCAGCCGCCCACACCGGAGGACGTGCTCACCAATCCGCTCGGCACGCGCGGCTTTCCCACGGGCATCGGTCCGTCCGGACTTGCGCCCACCACGGCCGAGCTCAGCGGCGGCGGACCGGCGGCCGCGGGCCTGAGCGACCGCGCCCGTCGCATCATGGCCAGCGCCGCTGCAAGCGCCAGTTGGCTCGGTCCCGACGGCCAGAAGGCGCTCCAGGCGATCCTGATGACCGAGGGCGGCCTCGACAACGCCCGCGGCGACCAGGGCGCATCTGCCGGGCCGCTCCAGTTCTACGGCACGCCCACCGCGGCCGGGCAGCTCACCAGTTTCGCTCGACAGCGCGGCCTCAGCCTCGACCAGGCGCGCGTGTACGTGGAAGCGCACCCCGAGGAAGCCGTCGCCTGGGCCATCGGCACGCCCGATGCGCCCGGCTACCTCGGCGCGGCGCTGCAGGCTGGCCAGAACCAGGGCTTGAGCGGCGCCGCGCTCGCCACCTACGGCCAGCGCCGCGGCCAGGTGAGCGTCAGTCCCGACCGCGCCGGGTTCAACTACAACGCACTCTTCGGCGGCGGCGCCGAGCCGATCACCGCCGTGCCCACGGGGCAGCCGACGACTCCGCTGGGCGAGCTCAACACGCGCTACGCGCCGCCGCGCGTCGACATCAGCCAGTTCGGCGATCCCCAGCTCACCAATGACGAGGCCTACGCTGCATGTGGTCCAGCTGCCGCTGTCCGATTTGCGCAACGCTACGGTCGCAACCCGACGCTCCGAGAAGCGCTCGATCTGGCCAGGACGGTCGGCTGGACGCCGACGGCGGGGATGGCCGGGATCGCCTCCGAAAAGGCGTTGATGGACAAGCTCGGGATCCCGACGCGACTGGTGGAGGGCGCGCAGTGGGGCGCGTTCGCCAACGAGGCCAACACCGGTAACCCGGTCACGATCAGCACGAGCGGCCACTACTTCACCGCCGACGGCTACGACCCGACGACCAATCGGTTTCACGTCGGACGTTCGGGTCTCGACCTGCGCGGTGGCAAAGAGTGGATGACGCCCGACGAGATGACCTCGCTCATGGGTCCGGTCCAGGGGGCGCTCTTCGCGGACAACCCGCAGGTGGCCGCGCCGAGCACGGTCGGCGCGGTTCAAGATCCCGAGGACTGGATCAACCGGCAGCGCGACGCGTACGTGTCGTCGCTCACCGGCCAGCCCACCACACCCACCACGTCCGCGCCAACCGTCCAGACCAACGACCCCGACGTGCAGCAGCTCGACAACGCCGTGAGCGTGACCGTGCGCACCGGCGATCAGACCCAGCGTCGTCTGGGGCAATTGAACGAAGAGCTCGCGCCCACGCCGCAACCGAGCGAGACGACGCCACCGATCACGCAGTTCTTCAATCAGGTCGGCCAGACCACGGGTTCGGCCGCCGATCGGTTGAAGAGCGCGTTCAGCGATTTTGTCGATCAGGTCGGCACGACCGCCGGCCAGGCAGGCACGACTGTCACGGATTTTCTCAGCGGCGAGACCGCGCGACGAAATCGGGAGCAGCCGTATCCCGAGAGCATCCAGCAGACCGCGCGCGACCTCGCCGCCGCGCAGTCCGGCGCGCCGCCGCCCACTGTCGCGGACGTGGTCGGTGGTATCGGATCGGCGCTCGGCACCGGTGGCCAACCCGTCGGCGGCGGCCTCACGGTGCCGGCTTACCAGGAGCTGAACCAGCGGCGCCGCGAACAGGTCGAGGCCGCCATCCCCGAGGACGTGCGCAACTTCCCGGTCCTCGGCGGCGCCGCCACCATGACCGCCGACATCCTGACCGACCCGACCACCTATCTGCTCGCTGGCCCGGTCGGTCGCGCGGGTGAGGCGATCGGCCGGATTGCCGGTGGTGGGTATCGCGGCGCCGCAGCCAATCAAGCGGTGCAGGGCGCGCTCTTCAACGCGATTCAGGCAGCTCAGAAGCCGGGCGCCACGCCGCAGGACATCGCGCTCGCCGCTGCCGAGGGTGCGGTCGGCGGCGCGGCCATCGGTGCTGGCGGACGTGCCGTCGGCCAGGGCGCCGAGTACCTCGCCAGTCCCGCCGGGCAGGCGCTCCTTCGCACAAAGCAGAGCGGCGCGGCGGAAGCCGAATTCGCCGCAACCGGCGGTCTCGGGCGTCTCTTCCGTCCCGGTGAGGACGCGGTCGAGGACGCCGTGCGCGGGCTGAGTCCCGAGGAGGTCGCCGTCGAACGCGGCCGTCTGGTCCTGCCCGGCGAACAGCCGACCGGCCCGAGTCAGATCCTCGGTCCGCGTGGCGAGGTGCTCTCCACTGTGGCCAGGCGTGAGGAGCCGCTCTACGTGCCCGGTCGCACCGGCGCGCCCGTGCGCGTGTCCGAACCGGTGGTTGGCATCGGCCGCACGCGAGCGGGTGCCGAAGCTATTGGTGAGGCTTCGCCCGAGACGATCGCGCGCATGCCCAACGTGGCCAAGCTCGCCCCCGAGCTGCCCGAGGTGGCCGCGACGCTTCAGCGCCAGGCCGAGGAAAACGGCGCGTTGATGGACCTCTACCGCCAGGGACGCGTGAGCCACCAGGACCTGATCGACACGCTCGCCCCGCGTCTTGGGCTCACCTCCGAGCAGTTCCTGAAGACCCGCGTCGGACGTGCGTTCAACGCCGAGGAATTGCTCGCCTTGCGCTCGGCGGTGATCGCCAAACAGGTCGAGGTCGCGCGCATGGCCGAAGAGATCGCGGCAAAAGGTGGCGTGGGAGCGCTCACCGACGAGGAGCGCGTGGCCGCGATGACGCTGCTGACGGACGCGGCGCGCCTGCAAGCCGTCGGGCGTGGCGCCGCGGCGACCGCTGGTCGTGCGCTCAACCAGCAGAAGATCGTGCTCAGCCAGGAGATGGCCCAGGCGATCACCGGCGGCAACGAGGCCAGACTGGCCGAGCAGGCCCAGAAAACCGCGCAGGCCAAAGTCGATCGCATTGCGAGACTCACGCAGAAGAACCAGGAGCTGGCCGCTGAAAAGCGGGCCGCAGTCACCGAAGCGCAGCGGGTCGCCGCGGACAGCAAGCAGGCCGGCCTGTTCGACCAGATCGCGCAGGCCTACGACGAGCTGGCCGCGTACCAGGCGATGACGCTGCACGAAAAGGCGGACGACTTCGCCAAACGCGCCGCCGAACGCGCGGCACTCGAGGCAAACCGGAAAGCGAAGGACGTGAGCGCTCCGGAGGCACTCCTCAAGGCACTGCAGGACGAGCTGGCGGCCGAACGCAAAGTGTTCGCGGGCAGCAAGAAGGCCTGGGAGACGATGGCGTTTTACGCCAGCAAACGCGGCGAGCGACTGAAGCTCAAGGGCGAGCTCGAGGGTCCTGCGGTCTGGCTGAAGGCGCAGGAGCAGCAGGCGCGCAGGGAGATGAACATCGCCCAGCAACGCCAGATCACCGACTTCAACCTGCGTTCGCGCGTGGCCGAGCGGCAGACCGAGCAGGCCGGGCGTTTGCTCGAGCGGCTCGGCGGCCGCGAGGTGACCGACGACGTGCTGAAGAGCTTCATCACGCTGCAGAACACGGGTGATCCGCTCGCGATGGCGCAGTTCCTGCGCGCCTGGAGCCAGCCTGGGACAAGGTTAGGACGGGCACTCAATCGGATCGGCATCATCCGCTACGGGTCGATGCTCTCATCGACCGCGACGCACCTCGCTAACGCGGTCGGCAACACGGCGCAGATCGGTCTCGGGGTCGGCTTGAAACCGCTCGAGGTCGGCATCGACATCGCGCGCGCCCGGGCCACCGGTGGTCCACGTACGCGCTACATGGCCGAGCTGTCACCGCAGGTGGGCGGGCTGTGGGAAGGCGCCGTGGCCGGCTGGAAGGATGCCGCCACGCTCATGCGCACGGGCATCAACCCCAGACTCGCGAGCAACCTCGAGGGCGCGCGACCCGGCTTCGGGGTCAATCCCGTGGTCGATACGATCGCCGAGTTGCCGCTGCGCGCGCTCGAGGCGGCCGACCTGATCTTCCGTGGCGCCGCGCGCGGAGGTGCCTCGCGGTCGCTGGCCGTGCGCCGCGCGATCAGCGAGGGCTACTCCGGCGACATGGCCCACAGTCGCGCCGACGAGATCTTCAACAATCTGACCAGTTTTCCGGATCTGCTTGCCGAAGCCGAGAAGTCCGCCGCGAGATCGGTCTACCAGGAGCCAGGTGGTCGGCTCGTCACGGCCGTGGCGGGCAACCCGTGGGCAAGGATCTTCCTGCCGTTCGTCCGCACGCCCTACAACATCGCTGCCCAGGGCATCGGCATGACGCCCGCCGGGTTCGCGGGGGTGATCGCCGCCGCTCGGCGTGGCGAAACCAGCGAGGCCACCGAACGGGCCGCGCGCGCGCTCTTCGGCACCGGCGTGATGGCGCTGGCCACGGGTCTGGGTGCCGCAGGCTACCTCACCGGAGCTCGACCCGAGTCGGCCAAGGACCGCTCGATGCTTCCCCCGGACTGGCAACCGTGGAGCCTGCGCATCCCGCATCCGGATGGACAGTCGACGTACGTGTCGTTTTCCAACCTCGGCGCGGTCGGCGTGCCGCTGGCCATGGGCGCGATCGCCGGCGATGCGACCCGTCGCGTCGGAGCAGGCAAGGACGTGGATCCGGTGGCCATGGCCATGGGCGTCGGGCGCTACGCGCTCGACCAGACGTTCCTGCGCGGCCTGAGCGACGTGGTGCATGCGGTCGAGGATCCGAGCCGTTACGCCGAGAACATCAGCGAAGGTCTTGCGAGCCAGTTGATGCCCTACGGTGGCTTGCAGCGGCAGATCGAGCGTGCGATCGGCATGGCCCCACGCGACCCGCACGGTGCGGTCGAAGCGCTCGCGGGCACGTTCCTGCCGACTGCGGGCCTCGTCCAGCCACGCACCGACGTGCTCGGCCGCGAGGTGCAACCCGATCAGTCGGGGCTGGCCGCCTTCATCTCGCCCTTCCGCTACGAGACGACTGAGGACACGCCCGCGCTCCGTGCGCTGCGCGAGGCGGATGTGGGCATCGCGGGCGTGCCGAAGAGTCTTACCGCGCGTGAGGGAACGGTCGCGATCACGCCCGCCGAACAGAAGCAGATCGACGCGGCGCGCGGCCGACTGATCGAACAGTGGGTTCAGGCCGAGATGGCATCACCTGGCTGGAGTCGGCTCAATCGCGAAGGTCGCAACCGGGTCCTGCAGGACCTCGTCACTCGCGCGTCGTCGGCCGCCCGCAGCCAGTTCATCAATGCGCTACCCGCCGCGCAGTTCAACGAGCGGCGAAAGCCGGGTGGCCCCACGCCTCCCGACGTGCCGGGGTTCTAGAAGTGCAGTCTCGGTGGCTCGGGCTGACCCCTGCGGATCCAACGCTCGATGTGCCGGTACGCACTCACGCCCGCGTAACCGATGCCAGCGAGCCACGCCAGGCCTGCGATGGCAAAGTCGGGCTGCCGTTTGGGCAGCCAGGCGTCGCCGCCGACGATCAGCAGCAGCAACAGGGCGAGCACGATCAGAAGCATGGCGATGCTGCCAATGACGTCGCGGGCACGGTCAGACATGGCGCACGAGTGTACACGCTAAATGAGACAACAGGGGACGACTGCTGATGGAACCGGATCTCCCGACCGAGTTCGCGAATCAACTCGTCGCAGACTTCACCAGTAAGCATGGTGCGCTCGTCGGTAAGCCCGCGGCTGTCGATCCGACGATCAGATCCGTCTCTCAATCGGGTCAACAGGTCGAAGAGCCGAATCCGAATCCGTATTACCTGTTTACGTTTACCGATGGCACCACGCTCGAGCTCAACAAGGATGGGCAGATCCGCAACCTCAAAGAGCCTGCGCCACGCGCCCAGGTGCCGCCAGGGTGGTCGAATCAGTTCTGGCTCACCAATCCTGATGGCTCCAAGACGCTCTGGGGTACAGGTCCGCAAGGTGGTGCGCCAACGCCGGTCCCAGGCGTGCCCAACGAGCCTGCTCCTCCCAAGACGGGAGCGGCAGCAGGCTGGTCGGGCCACTTCTACGTCACCAATCCTGACGGGTCCAAGACGCTCTGGGGGACGCCTCCCGAGGGGGGCGCTCCGCGGCCGATTCCCAATATCCCGAATGAACCACCACCCAAAGCCACGCCGACGGGCTGGACCAATCCCTTCGATATCACCAATCGCGATGGCACGATCACTCGCTGGGGCACGCCACCTGAAGGTGGTGCCCCGCGGCCGATTCCGAACGTTCCGACGCAGCCGGCCCCATCTCAGGCCCATTCCGACTACACCGATTCCAACGGCATCCGCTGGACCTGGGACCCGAACCGGGCTGGCGGCGCGGGCTACGTGGTCGCCCCAGGCACGCCGACCAGGCCGACCGACTTCACTAGTCCTCGCTACGTCATCTCGGCCGATGGCAGAACTAAACAGGTCTGGGGCGTCGATCCATCCGACGGCCAACTGAAGCCGTTCCCCGGGGCACCGCTCGAGCCGAACACTCCTGATACGGCCAACCGCCCGACCACGATCAGCCAATCGACGGGTGAGATCTATAGCTTCGACCCGACCACGGGCAAGCTAACCCAACTCAAGGGTCCGACGCCCAGGGACGTCGAGCAGGTCACTCCGTCGACCACGGTGCCCTATATCCAGCAGCGAGACCCCGTCACTGGCCAGATCGTCAACGTCCCGAACCTCAACTATGCGCCCAAGACGCTGGCCGACGTCTCGGCCATGGTCGATCGCCTCAACCAGCAGGCCCGCGCCAAACGCGACGAGCTATCCAAACTGGTCGCCGCTCAGAAGATCACCGATACCGAAGCGGGCACGCAGTTCAACGCCTGGTGGGACCAGAACATCGAGCCTCAGAAGGGCCAGCTCGCCACGATCCAGCGCCAGGCCGCAACCGAGGAACGACGCAAGGAAGAAGAGGCCACGCGCACGAACCTCACTGCAGCCCAGCTCGCGGGTAAGCAGGCGGCCGACATTGCGGCCAAACAACGTGAGACCTACGTTGGTCCCGGCTGGGGTGCTGCCGTCAATGCGATCATGCAGGGCTTCGCCAATCCCAGGCAGCCGTTGCCGAACATTGACTACGCGGCCGCGACGACCTACCGCGCACCGTCGCTGGCGAGCGTCGCCGAGCAGGCCACAGCCGACTACCTGAAGCACATTTCACCGACCGCAGCCGCCATCGCGGGTGGCGCTGCTCCGTCGGTGCTGCAGCCCGGCTTCGACATCAACAACGTGCTCAACCGCAGCAGTTACCAGTTCACCGGCGGTGCGCCAGGAGCCGCGCCACCAAACGCGACGGTGCCCCTGATAGGCGCGCCCGTGCCGTACGACAGCAGCAACTATGACCTGAGCAATCCCTGGCAGGCGGCTGTCGCCCAGAACCAGACCATGCCAGCCGACCAGCTCGCCCAGATGCTGGCCGCAGGCAACATCTCGAGTGTCTACAACCTGCCGCCCTATCAGCCCTACGGCAATTCCGGCCAGGTCTTCAACACGTATTCGATGTGATGCTTGTCTAACCAGGATCGGGAGCCATACAACATGCAGCCAACAGAACCTTCGACGGACGTTCAGCAACCCGATTCTGAGGTCTCGAGCGAGCCTTCGCCCGCGTCTGAGGAGACGGCTTCACCCCCGAGGTGGTGGCAACGATTGTTCGGCCGCCACGACGAGGAGCCGGCCCAGACCGAAGCGGAGACCGAGGAGCAGGCCCCGGAGTCGAACACACGGACGCTGACCGAACAGGAGTTTCAACGGGCAATTCAATCGGAGGTTGATCGGCGCGAGGCCAAGCGTAGTCGCGACCAGCAGCTCGCCGACAAGCGCAAACTCCGCGACGAAGACCCCTGGGCGTACGCCGAGCAGGAGCGTCAGGCCGAACAGCAGACGCTGCAGAACGGCCAGATCGAACAGATCTTTTCGACCATCGGCGCCGAGCACGATCGGCACACCATCGACCCGGTGCTGCAGAGCCTGCCGAAAGACGAGCAGACGCGCATCCTGGGTCTCGAGGGAGCCGGCATAGGTCTCGAGGGACGGCGGCTGGTGGTCGGTGAAGCCCTGAAGGCACTCGAAAAACACTGGAAAGCAGAGGGCGCGAAGGACGCCGAATCACGGCTCCGCAAGAACTCGGCTTTCCGCAAACAGGTTCTCGCCGAGATGCGCGGCACGACCACTGAGCCGGAATTGCTTCCGTCAGGCGGGGCAAGCCCCAACGGCAGGACCAGCAGTGAAATGGTCAACGACATGCTCCGTCGCCAGATCGGTATGCATCGCGAGAGCTGACCGGCGGCGGGCGTTCCCCCCGCTTTGAACGGAGCCTCGAGCCTTGGCTTACAACGACAGACTTGTGAGAGCCACACCGGGGGCATCCCCATTGATCCCTGAGGAAGTCTCACGGGAGATCATCGAGGGCGCGATCGTCGAATCTGCGGCGCTCACCTACCTGCGGCGGGTGCGCATGCGCCGTGCGCAGCAGCGCATGCCCGTGTTGTCGCAGTTTCCGAGCGCGTTCTGGCTCACGGGCGCGGACCTGAACGCGCGCGACGTCGGCATGAAGCAGACGTCCACCATGCAGTGGGACAACGTCTTCCTGAACGCTGAAGAGATCGCCGTGGTCGTCCCCGCTCCGAAGAGTCTGCTCGCGGACATGGACTACGACTTCTGGGCTGAGGTCCGGCCGCGCATCTCGGAATCGATCGGCGTCGCGCTCGACGAGGCGATCTTCTTTGGCGTGAACAAGCCGGCCACCTGGCCGACGGCGATCGTGCCCGCGGCCGTGGCAGCTGGCAACACCCGTCAGGCGACGACGGGCGCGCCGGACTTCCTGCAGGATCTGAACCTCGCGCTGGGCATGGTCGAGGCCGACGGCTACGATCCGAACGGCATCTGGGCTCGCGTCCAGGTGCGCGCCTGGCTGCGTGGCCTGCGCGCGGGTGACGGCACCGCCTCGGCGGCCACGCCGCTTTTCTACCCGGACGCGGCACCGTCCGGCACCCAGCCGGGCGGCACGGTCTACGGCATCCGCATCATGTTCAGCTCGGCTGGACTGAGCGGTTTCGCCACGGGCGCGGCCAACTACTCGCTGGTGGTCGGCGACTTCCGACAGGCGATCCTCGGCATCCGCGAAGACATCACCATGGACGTGTTCGACACGGGTGTGATCACCGACAACGGAAGCCCGCCCGTCATCCAGTTCAACCTCTTGCAGCAGGACATGGTGGCGCTCCGCGTGACGGCCCGCTTCGCGTTGGCCGTCCCGAACCCGCTCAACCGCCAGAACCCGACGGCTGGCACGCGCTATCCGTTCGCGGTCGTGCAGCAGGCTCCGTCCACGGGTGGCGAGGTCTAACAGGGATGGCTCTGAAACCGTTGCAGTCGGCGGTTTATCCGCCGGCTCAGCCCAAACTACAGCCAGGCCTGACCAGAGCTGAGGTGGACGCCGACTACCGTCGGCTCCAGCGCTTCCTCGAGACGCCTGGTCCCACGCCACCGGCGTGGCCGCGATGGGAGGAGATCCGTGGCCAAGCCAAAACTCGGCTTCAAAGCTATTGAACGAGCCGCGAAGAAGAGCGGCGCGCGCGACCCGGCGGCGGTAGCGGCTGCCGCCGGGATCGCCAAGTACGGCAAACGACGGATGGCGAAGATGGCCGCGGCCGGACGACGGCGGAAGAGTTGAAGGCATGCCACTCAAGAAAGGCCGTTCAAGAAAGACGATCTCGAGCAACATCCGCGAAATGATGCGCAGCGGCTACCCGCAGAAGCAGGCTGTCGCGGCATCGCTGCGCTCGGCGGGCGTGGCCAGGAAGAAACGGAAGAAAGGGTACTGATGTCGAGAGTCATCTTCCTGGCCGACCAGAAGGACGCCGTCACGGCCACCACGGTCTACGGCAAGGACCATCAGCTCGATCTCACCGACGAGACGCTGGTGCGGTTGTGGAACAACCAGGGCAAGGTTGCGCTCATGGGCGCCGAGCCACGCCAGGTGCGCACCACGGCCATTGCCGCCACCACGGCCACGATCGCCTGGACGGTCGATCAGACCGTGACCAGCACGCGCGTCGAGTACGGCACCACGACCGCGTACGGCACCAACGTCAACGGCTCGCCGCTCACCGGCGGCGGCCCGGTCACCGCCAACCTGACCAGCCTGACCACGGCCACGCTCTACCACTACCGCATTCAAACGGTGCAGGGTGGCTTCACCACCTACTCGCCGGACTTCACCTTCACCACTGCCTAGGAGGACACCATGCCGCAAGTCCGTTTGCTCGCCCCGTGGACCAACGCGAAGGGCGAGCCGCAAGCCTCGGGCGCGGTCATCAGCGTGAGCGACGACGAGGCCAAAGACCTGAGTGCGCGCGGCCACGCCAGCCTGATCGAAGAGGAAAAGAAGCTCGAGGAGCAGGCGGCGACGAGTGCCGTCTACAACGAGACGCTGAAGCGCGAGAGCACCCCGGAACCAGAACCCGCGCCAGAGCCAGAACCCACTCCGGAGCCCACTCCGGAACCGGTGCCCGAAGAGCCGACGGCGACGACCACGACGAGGAGGCGCTAGTCCATGGTTCAGGTCCGACTGCTCGTGCCGATCAACGTCGGTGAGCTCATCGACATGGACGAGGCCAAGGCCTGGGCAGCCCACGCGCGTGGCGAGGTGTCATTCAAAGACGAAGAAGACGGTCTCAACGCCGCGATCCTGGCCGGCACGCCCTACCAGGCACCTGCGCCGCCGGCGGCCACGCCCTAGCGCGTGACGATCATTCAGGGGCCTGGTCGCCAGACCGACGGCTACTGGTCACATACGGGCAAATTCGTCGTCAGCCCGACGCTCGTGTTGCAGTCGGGTGCCGACGGCTCTGCCTCGCTGGTATTGCCCGACGGGGCGATCACCACCCAGATGATCGTGCCGCAGGCCTGCCAGCAAATGATCGGCAGCTACGTCCAGTTGCTGAGCTTCACCCTGGCGCAGTCCAGCGTGTGGACCGAGACGCCCGCGCAGGTGACGGTCAGCTTCGGCGGCAATCCCGTCCGCGTCGAGTTTGGGTTCGCCGTGTCCTGCACCGTGAAAGGGCAGCACGTGGGCTGGGGCATCATGGTCGATGGGGCTGTCCCACTGGTCACCCTGGGTGGCCTCGACGCGCCTGAGGCCAACTTCGGTTCGATGGCCAACGGGTGTTTCTACGTGCAGCCGTCGGCCTCGACCCACCGTATCGCCATCGGCCTGATCGGGCCAGCCGGCTCGTCCATACCGAACAACGTCGCGACGACGCTCTACATCACGGAGCAGAAGCGATGACCGTCACGCTGACCGACATCGAACGCGCGACCGCGCGCAAGGTCGGTCCGTTCTATGCTGCCGCGCTCGACCGCCAGATCCCGTCGATCTCTGGCCTGGACTTCGCGGTCGTGCCGAACCTGCGTTCGACCAGCGAGCAGGATCTGGTCACCAACCTCTGGCTGCTCCGCCGCGGGCTCGATTTCCTGGGCAATCCGGTCACGGTCGACACGCTCGATCGCCAGCGTCTGGTTGCCAGCTACGACTCGCTCAGCGGACGCGTGGTCGTCGATCGCCCCTGGTCGGCCGTGCCCGTGCCTGGCGAGATGGTCGAGTTCCACCACCTCGATCCATCCATGGAGCTGCGGGTGTCGGTGCGCGCAGGCCTGCGGCGCTGCTTCTTCGAGGACCGCTTTTCGTTCGGCTCGAGCCTTGTCTTCGAGGCCGACCTGACCTCGGTACTGCCGTGGCTCATCGATCCGAGTTCGATCGGACGGGTCGAGGTCAGTTTTCCCAGTGGCGGATTAGGGAGCATCCCACGCGAGATCCCCTTCAGGGTCTTCGGCCAGGGCGGGCACGTGTGCATTCGCCTGGGTTCAGGCAGCAGCGGCGTGCTGGTCACCGTCTATCACCCGCATTTCAGCTGGGTCAACGGTGCCGACGCGCTCGACGGCCCCCTCGATGATGACGACGAGCTCGACGTCGATCTGGACTACGCCGTGTCGGCGGCGCACATCGAGGCCTGGCACAACTTCCCGGCCAAACTGATGTCCGCAGGGGCGGGTGGCCTGCAAGCCACGCAAGCGATGGCCGCGCTCGAGTTCACGCGTCAGTCGCGCATCTGGTTCCCACAACAGCCGCGCAGCGTCCAGTTCTCGGAGGCCTTCGGCACCGGCGCGTTTGACTCGGTGGTGGTCAACGCATGACCAGGCCGGTCGTGCCCGTGGTGCCCGTCGTTCGCCCGTTGGTGCCCACCGTGCCAATCGCCTCGCCTTCGGTGCCACCTGTCGTCGGGCCACCAGGTCCGCCCGGCCCGCCCGGTCCAGAAGGACCGCCCGGCCCGCAGGGTGACCCTGGCCCAACTGGAGCAACCGGACCAACCGGTCCCACGGGTCCGGCGGGGACGGTGAGCTTCCCGCTCCTTGCACCCTTCGGCACGCCCGGCGCACCCAGCTATTCCTTCAGTGGCGATGCCGATACGGGCATCTACCGCAATTCGACGGCGGGCCTCGGCGTGGCCATCGACGGCTTCGAGAAGCTGCTGCTCGATAGCTTCGGCCTGAACGTGACTGACGCGCTCGACGTGGCCGGCACCACGCGCCTGCGCGATGACACCCAAATCAATGGCGACCTCGCGTTTTCGCCGGACAACCTCTATGACATCGGCACCGCCGCCGCGAATCGCCCACGCAGCCTGCACGTGAGCACAGACCTCGATGCGGGTGGCCCGGCAACGCCAGGCGCACTGCACATCCATCGCGTGGGCACGCCCGGGGCAACGAACTTCGAGCGCTGCATCCTTAGCTGGGGGACGTCCTTCTGGTCGAGCACCTCGGCCTGCCTGCTGACCGACCAGGGCGGTACTGGCGTATCCCGCGACCTGATCGTCGGGACCAGTGGCCCTGCGGGTTTGCTCCGTCTGGTGACGGGCAACGTGGCACGCTGGGGGGTCGACAGCAACGGGCACCTCTACAGCGAAAACGACGGCACCTATGACATCGGCCTGCCCAACACCAGCCGCGTGCGCAACATCTATTTGTGGGAAGCGCTGGGGCAGTTCATGCGCTCCAGCACGCCTGCCAACCCGAGCGCGGGCAGCCTGAAGCTCTACCCGAAGACCGACGGCAACTACTACAAGCTCAACTCGGCGGGCGTCGAAACGCTCGTGGGCGGTGCTACCACCTTCACGCACACCCAGGGGCCGCTCGCCGCGGTCTGGACGATCACGCACAACTTGAATCGGTTCCCGTCGGTGACGGTGATCGATTCCGGCAACAGCGTCATTATCCCCGACGTTCACTACGACTCCGCCAATCAGGTCACGGTGAGCTTCGGCGCAGCTACTTCCGGAAAGGCGTACCTGAACTGATGCCTACACTCGGTGCGAGCCTTGACTTCGCGACCTACGAAGCCCGCAGCATGCGTATGCATCAGCTTGGGACCGCGCCAGGCTCTCCGGTCACCGGGCTGCTCTACTACAACACGGGCGACAACACGCTCTACTGGTGGGACGGCTCGGCGTGGGTATCGGCACGCGGCGGTGCCTCGTCCACGCCACCGGCGACCACCAGCTCGCTTGGCACGATCCAGCTCGCGGGTGACCTGGCCGGGACGGCGACCAGCCCGCAGATCGCGGCTGGCGTCATCACCGACGCCGAGGTAGCCACGGCCAACAAGGACGGCGTGGCGGGCACCGCGTCGATGCGCACGTTGGGCAACGGGGCGCAGCAGGCGATGGCGGGCAGCACGACGCTGAATTCGATCCCGTTCCCGAACGCTGCGGTCAACATGAACAGCTTTCGGATCGTGGCGCTGGCCGACCCCACCACGGCGCAGGACGCGGCCACCAAGGCCTACGTGGACACGACCGTACAGGGACTGGATCCCAAGACGTCGGTGCGCGCCATCGCCACCAGCAACATCACACTCTCGGGCACGCAGACCGTCGACGGCGTGGCTCTGGTGGCCAACGACCGCTGCCTGGTCAACGGCCAGACGACTACCGCCAACAACGGCATCTACTCGGTGCAAGCGGGCGCGTGGACGCGCACTACCGACGCCGACACATGGAACGAGCTGGTCAGCGCGTTCGTGTTCGTTGAGCAGGGCACCACCAACGCCGACACGGGCTGGGTGTGCACCGTCGATCCTGGGGGCACGCTCGGTTCCACGGCGGTGACGTGGACGCAGTTCAGCGGGGCGGGCAGTATCACCGCGGGCGCAGGACTGACCAAGACGGGCAACACGCTCGATGTGGGCGGTACGACCAACCGCATCACCGTGGCGGCCGATACCGTCGACATCTCCGCGAGCTACGTCGGCCAGGCCTCGATCACCACGCTCGGCACGATCGGCACCGGCGTCTGGAACGGCACGACGATCGCCGTCGCGAACGGTGGCACGGGCCAGACGACGGCCAAGGCCGGGCGCGAGACGGGCCTGGGCGCGGCGGGCTATTTCTCGTCGGCCACGCACGGCGCGGGCACCACGATCAGCATTACCCAGGCCACGCACGGCCTGCGCTCGAGTCGCGGGCTGCTGGTGCAGGCCCAGGTGGAATCCACGGGCGTGGTGGTGCTGCCAGATATCAGCGTGAACGCCAGCGGCGACGTGACGGTCACTTTTGGTGCCTCTCAGTCGGCGAACACGATCCGCGTGACCATCATCGGCTGAGCGATGCCCGACGTTCGTAACGCGCTGATCTTCACCCCGGATAACAGCTTCGACATCGGGGCGAGCGGTGCCACGAGACCGCGCGACCTGTTTTTGGGACGCAACCTGATCTACGGCGGCACCCTCATGCTCCCGGATGGCTCGGCGCTCACGCCGTCGCTGGTGTTTACCAATTCGCAAACGACGGGCCTGTACCGCGCGGGAGCGGACTCGATCGGCTTTGCGACCAACGGTCTGGCTCGCTGGGCGATCAGTGCCACTGGCCATCTGGTAACCCCGGCAGACAACACCTATGACATCGGCGCGAGCGGAGCGACCCGTCCGCGGGACCTGTATCTCGGGCGCAACATCTTCGCCGGCGGCACGCTGTTCGTCGCCGACTTCAGCACCTCACCGAACACGAGCCGGATGCGTTTCAAGACGAGCACCGTCAACAACGGCAGCTTCGTGGGCGCGATCCCGGACGGCACAGGTATCGGGACCGCGTTCATCGCGTACGAGATCAATGACTCGGCCAACAGCCCCTACGTCATCATGTGGTCGGACGGGACCAACGGAATCCTGGGCACTGGCGCGAGTGGTACCGGTAGCCCGCGCGACCTGTCGATCTGGGCCAATGGCGAGAAGTGGAAGATCCTGACCACCGGCCATTTCCATCCAGCTGTCAACAACACCTATGACATCGGCACCTCAGCACTGGCCGTCCGCAACCTGTACGTGGCCGGGCAGGTTGTAGCCAGCAACATCGGCACCAACACGGCTGCCGACGTGATCTTCATCACCAATGGCGCCGTGCGGTGGAAGGTGCTGAACTCCGGCCACTTCGCGCCGAACGCGGACAACGTGGCCGATCTCGGCACCTCCAGCAGCAGGCTGCGCGACCTGTACGTGGCAGGCACGCTCAACGCGCCCGACGTACCGCGCCTCAATCAATTGACCAATGGCGGCTTCGAGGTCTGGCAACGCGGCAACGGGGCGTTTACTGGCACGGCTGGCGGGGTGATCACGGCTGATCGCTGGTATCTCCAGGCGCGCGGGACGAGTGCCTGCACGTGCTCCAGGGACACGACCACCGTCGATGGCGGGGTGGGCGCCTCGATGTCGGTGGTGGTGACCGCGACCTCGACGACCAACACCGACACCACCAACAGCGCCACCGTGATGACCATGAATATGAACGAGTCTGGCGGCGGGGCGCAGCTGCTGGGCCGCCCAAGCACGTTTTCGATTCGTGTGTTCACGACCACCGCGAGCGCGGTAGTCACGCCCTACTTCTACGACAACACCGGCGCCGTCTTCACCAACGGCACGCCGGTCACGCTCAGCGCAAGCACGTGGACGACGATCTCGATGACCTCCACCCAGAGCACCGCTTCGGGGTCCTGGTTCATCGGCTTGTTCTTCCACACGGTCGCCACGTACAAGCTCGACAACGCCATGCTCGTCGCGGGTTCGGCTGCGGCGACCTTTGTGCCGCAGCACCCGGCGGAGGAGCTGGCCCGCTGCCAGCGCTACTGCGAGTTTCTGGGCACGGACCAGAACTTCTCGAGCTTCGGCATCGGACAGGTCACCACGACCACGCGTTCGATCACCACCATCACGTACAAGGCCACCAAGCCCGTCACGCCCACCATCACCTATACCGCGGCCTCCACGTTCCAGGTGACCAATACCTCTGGCAACGGCGTCACCGGCAGTGCGGTGAGCAACAGCATCGTCGGGCTCAATACCGTGTCCGTGATCTGCGACGTGGCCTCAGGCCTGGTGGCTGGCAGCGCGACGCAGCTCATGGCGGCCAACACCACCACGGCCAAGATTCTGATCGAGGCTAACCCGTGAGCCCGATGCTCAGCAGCCGCCGCGTGCCCTGGCCGTACGACCTTCGGCTGGCACTACGTCCGCCGACGCGCGACCCCGACCGTCAGATCGGTGAGTTCCACGGCCAGACGATTGGCTCTCAACGGCCGAACCTGATCGGCGAGTACCGCGGCGGGACGCCCGGGTTCAACATGGTCACCGGTTTCATGATGGTGCCGACCCCGAACGGGCTGCTGGTCAGCAAGAAGCAGACCAACCTGATCCCCACGTTTCCACCGGTGGCCGAGTATGGCTCGGCGCCCATCTATCGCGAACGAACCTTCATGTTCCGCCCGACCGGCGGCTACGGCGAGTCGGTCCAATCGAGCGCCAACGACCGTCGCTACCACTACGCGATCGACGCCTGGGTGGTCGGTGGGTATTTCGGCAAGGGGCCGAGAGTGCATCCCCTGGTGCCCGCGTCCACCGATGGACGGGTCACGCGGTTCGCCGAGGGTCCGTATCCGGCGGGTGGGCCAGAGACGCTCTACGTCCTGGTCGGCTCGCGCGTGATCGTCTCGACCAACGACACCAATCCCGGCCAGACGACGGTCATCCAGCGCTCCGGCCACCAGGCGACCGATGCGGCACGCTTTACGGGCGCGTATTCGGGCGCGGTCGATGCGCTCTACATCGCCTGGTCGGACGGCGTGATCCAGGAGTGGACGGGTTCGGTGGCGACCACGTGTGTGTTGCCAGCGAGCTTCTCGCCATCGCTGCTCGAGGTGGTCGGCGACGAACTGTGGGCGGCCGACCGCGATCGGAGCGTGATCCGCAAATGCACCGCTGATCCCAAGGTGGCGGGCAGCTGGTCGGGACCGATCCTGATCGGTACGCCGTCGACGAAGATCAACGCCATCCGTCAGACGACTAATCGCCTGGCCATCTTCAAAGATGACGGCAACGTGTTCACGATCAACGGTGACGGTTCCGACAACGACCTGTTCCCAGGCCTGGGCACGACGCGTGATGCAGACAACGGCCGCACGGCCTGGCAGTGGCTGGGCGCGCTCTGGTTTCGCGCGGGAACGGCCTTCTACAAGCTCGACCTGCAGGCTGGCGCGGTCCTCAGTCCAGCCGGACCCGAGCGCATCCTGTCGAACAATTCGGAGGTCGCCGGCCCGGTGCAAGCCTTCTGTGGGTGGAACGAGCAGATGGCGTTCGCGGTCATCTACAACTCGCTCAACAACACCAGCTACCTGTTGTCGTACGGCAACTGGCTGCCGCAAACAGAGGATCGGGGCACCGAATTCAGATTCGTGGATCAGTACGACGGGGCGATCGCGCACTGGCCAGGTCGCCGCGCGACGGCGCTGTGGGTGCATTCGATGCTACCCGCGGACCGGCTCTACATCGGCTTCGACGACGGCAACTATGACTGGTTCCGCATTGTGCCGTTCCCGTTTGCGCCGGATTCGCTCGCCGAGTTCAAGGACGGACCGGCGAGCATCGTCATGCCGCTGCACACCGCGATGTTTCAGGCGGACAAAAAGCACACGGTCGGGTTCTCCGCGTTCGGCCCGTTCTTCCATCCGGAGTCAGGCTGCCGGGTCAACATCAGCTATCGTCTGGCGGGCAGTGCCGGTGCCATGCCTGAAACGCCACCACCGATGCAGGACTTCGTGCCGCTGCCCGACCCGATCACCACCAATGGGCAGCGCGTCGACGTCTTCGTGCCGCCCCTGGTGGCCAACGCGATCGAGTTGAAGTTCGACATCGACGCGACGGTCACCAACCACACGCCCATCCTCGAGGGCATCGGCGTCCACGAGCGCCTGGTGCCCGCCTTCCGACGCGACTTCACCTTCACGCTGAACGCCAACGACGCGGTCGCTCGGCGTGACGGGGCCGTGGTCCGCCAGAACGGCGCCCAGCAGCGCGCCCTGCTCCAGCAGGCGGCAGAGGTGCCCGGCCTGATCACCGTCGAGCTGCCCGACGAGAAGCTCTACAACGTCGCACTCTTCGACTTTTCCGAGCGGTTCACGCCGCACGAGCAGCGGGGTGGCCTGGGTGCCATGGTCGACATCCAGCTGACCGAGTTTCGCATCACCGGGATCTACGGGATCATTCGCCGCTTCAGGGGCACCACCATCGGCTCGTGGCGCGGGTTTTCAATTGGCGCGATGAGGTTTATGTGAGATGTCTGGAACGACCGTAGAGCTGGCCCTCAAAACGGCGGTAGACGCCGACGATCTGGCCGATTATCTGACGATCAGCGCGGCCCAGAACTTTCAGACGCTGGACGCGCTGTTCAACAACACGACCGGCCACAACCACTCGGGCGCGCACCAGGGTGGGGTGATCGGCGCCTCGGGCATCGGGCCTGGCTCGATCACCTCAGGGATGATCGCTGACGGCACGATCGCCACGGCCGACCTGGCCAACGGCTCGGTCACCACCGACAAGATCGCGGCCGGCGCTGTTTCAAACGTGCAGTTCGTTCAGGTCGCAACGGCCACTACGAGCTCGACGATCTACACGGCGCTCAGCGGCACCATCAGCATCGACATGGGCACGACGGGCGGCACGATCGCCGTCGTGCTGTCGGGAACGACCAAGTACTCGTCCACGCCAGGTCGCGCGCAACTGGGCATCAGGGTCGATTCGGGTGCCGTTCAGGACTGTTCGCGGCCTGACGCCACGTCCATTCTCGTTGCCAGCGGTGGCGTCGCCAGTGCAGCGGTCAGCAGTGGCACGCACACGGTGACCGCGATGGTCCGTTCGGTCGACAACGTCTCGATCGTCGTGGATGGCGGGTTCATGCTGGCGATTGGACTCAAGCGATGAACGTGACCAAGCCGATCAATCTCGATCAACTGGCGACCGAGTTTCGCGCGGCGGCACTGGCGGGCGACCTGTTCCTCGAAGCCTCGGACCTGACCGCGGTAGAGGCCGACGGCACGCGGCGCGAGCTGACTACCCAGGAGCAGGGCCTGGTGAACGCGCACGTGGCGATGCGCGACGTGACCGACGCGGAATACGCGCTCGAGTTTCAGAACCCGGCTACGACCGCGGTGCGCAAGCAGGAGATCAGGGACATCACCGCCGGGCTGCTGCCGCGCGAGCAGGTGCCGATGACATGAGCGTCAGGCCGGTGGCGTTCGGTGCCGATGGTTCGATCGACGTGGTCTATGACGAAGAAGGCCACAGCGGGACGATCCCCGCGGCTGAGGTCAGGTGGGCCACCAACGCGGACGGCACCGAGACCCACAGCTTCATCGTGCTCGCCTGCCCTGACGGGTGCGGCGTGACGTCGGTTCACCCGGTCGGCGGCGGCGCGGCCGCTGCCGAGGTACAGCAGATGTTCGTCAACAAAACCGAACGCGAGGGCTGCACGTGCGGGGTGTGCGCGGCAGGCGATACCACCGCGTTGCCCGAGTCGCACGTCCGCCTGAACTGCAATCGCATGGACGGACCTGGCCGCTGGGCGTTGCCCTAGGAGATCGATATGCCGGATATGTTCCACGTCGTCTACCACGAGACAAGCAGGCGCATCGACGGGCTCGAGCCGAAGGGCGGGGTTGGTCCCGACCACAAGGTAGCCGTCATCCACGACATGGCCGAGTACGAGAACCTGCGGCGCTATGACCCCGCGTACCTGAGCCTCGACGGCGAGCACATCGTTGGAGCTCCACCGGCATGACCGATTTCGTGGTCGGCCCTGGCGTGGCGCAGGCAATCGCCGACGCGGGCGATGAGGCGCGCTCGAGCGAGCTGTACATCGTCAACGAAGAAGGCCGCAAGATCAGCCAGACCTATGGCCGCGACGCCGTCTACGTGTGGATCCAGGAGGACAACCAGACCAGGCGCCTCCCTTTCGAATAGCGGCCCCCGAGCCGCCGCCGCCGCAAGTTGTCTGGTACGGCAGCCCGAACTTCTGGCACGGGCGTCCCTCAGGCCCGCCGATCGCGCTGGTGATCCATACGATGGGCGGCACGCTGGCCGGCTGCGATTCGTGGTTCAACAATCCTGGTAGTCAGGTATCTGCCCACTTCGGCGTCGGGCTCGAGGGGCAGATCCATCAGTACGTGAACGTCGGGGACCGGGCCTGGGCCAACGGGGTGCTCGAGATTGGCAACTTGTGGCCTGGGCCTGACGGCGTCAATCCCAACGATCTGAGCGTGAGCGTCGAGACTGAGGATCTCGGGAACCCGAATCAGCCGGTCACCGACGACCAGTACGAGTCGACCCTCTACGCGTGCCAGCTCGCGATGTCCGCGTACCCCGAGTCCATCGAGTGGCTGCTGAGCCATTCTGACATCAGCCCGAGCTCGCGGCCCAATTGTTGCGGAGATAGATGGAAAGACTCAGGGCGGTTCATCAACCTGGCGCTCGCTCTGGGATTGGGGACTGTCTCGTGAACCTTGCCTTAGCGCCTGTCACCGTGGGCTGGATCGTGGCCTTGCTGGTGCTGATCCTGACGATCGTGTTCGTGGCCATCGGCCGACTGGACATCGTGCCGGGCGGGCTCATCGCGGGGGTCGCGCTCGCGCGGCTGCTCTAACACGATTTAGGTCTATCAAGGGCCTGACTCAGGCGGTAGATAGCATCGGGGTCAATCTCGTTTTCGTCATTGATGCTGTCGATCACAGCCTGAGCCGCCGCCCGCAGCCGCTCGATCTC